TACAAGGCACATTGCCAGGTCATCATTACATCCATCTTCTGCTTCAAATGAATTACTTTTTTGAATAAAGGTTGTTAATTCAGCAATAATTTCATAATCTTTGAATATTATCTTATCCGATTCAATTAAAGTTTTTAAGTTTAAACATCCAACCTTTTTAACAGTCTTAGACATTTTGACTCCAAGTTGAGTCTTTTTACCAGAGAATCCCTGACCAACAACTTGACCTGCTCTACCTCTCATAGAACACATGAGAACATTTTCATATTCCAAGTCATAATTAAGAATAGATGCAACTTGATCCCCCACATCATTTACTTCACATAAAATGTAAGCATTATTATAATTCTTAGCAACATCACAAATAATTGAAGGGAATAGCATAGGTTTAATCTCATTATTCCTATACTTTGCCACTAATTGATGTGGGAAGGTTGTTATGTCAATAACAGTAAATGCAGAATAGTCGTTACCCACACCACGAGCAACATCAACAGTAACAACATAATTATGATCAGTTTCAACACCATAATATACATCTAAACCTCTATTACTTAATTGTGGTTGCTCATATACTAAAGTTCTTAGTTTTGATGGTGATATAAGGGTATCAACAGATCCTAAGAATTCACACTCAAACTCAACCTTAAACTGTTGTTCAGAAGTATTGGCAATTGTTTGTAACTTCCATGCTTCATCTCTACCTGGAACATCCCACCAATTAACCTCAGTTGGTATATACTCATTCTTCTTACGTTCAGCATCATGCCAAAGTTTATAGAAGTGATTCATCCCGTGAGGGGTAGAAACAATTATAACCTTGGTATTTTTACCAGATGAGATAGTAGGATAAACCGAACTAAAGAACTGATCGGCAATATGGTTTTGAACGAACGCAAATTCGTCTAAGAATATAATGTTGTAAGATCCACCACGAACTGCAGACGCAGATGTAGATGCAGCAATAATTTTAGAACCGTTCTCTAATTCAAGAGATGCTTTGTTCCAAGTTAAAACTCCTTGCTGCAACCATCTTGGCAAATTCTCATATGCAGTTTGAAGTCTATCTAAAAGATCCTTAGCAGTTGATGCTTTGTTAGCAAGGATCGCTATATTTACATTATCATTAAAAATAGCATAATACAGCAGATAAGACACAACAATAGTTGACTTACCTGACTGTCTGGGTAATTTACAGATGTTAAAACGGTTATTATGGAACCGATCTAACATTTGCTCCTGAAAAGAATACGGTTCAAATTGCTTTAAACCGTAGTCTAGGGTAACAATGTTTATATAATTCTTCGCAAAATATATCGGATCATCTATACATCTAGAAAACTCAAGGACTTGCTCCTCAGTAAACTCCTGAGTAGTATTTGCCTTTTTTAATAAGGGATTACCAAGATAATGATCAACAGCCATCTAATTAGTTTGCAAATCCTACAGCAGCACCTAAAACACTAGCATCTGCTGCATAAATTGCCTCAGTTGATTTTTTTCCAACAATTTCAGTTGTATTACCTAGCATTGTAAAGGTTCCAATTGTTGTAGATCCTCCAACAGAATCAATGACGGTTATTACTCTAGCAGTAGAAGTAGTATTGACAAGACGAACTGCTGAAGCACCACCGAAGAGAGATGCACCTGCTGCATCAGTGCCACATGCTGCTTGAGTTCCTTTAATTAAAGTGATCATGATTTTTTAGTGTCCCGTAGTTCTATTTATTAAGCACTGTCTTGTGCTTTCTTCTCGTCATCACGAACTTTTTTAGTAGCCTTTAAGAATTTTTCGAGATTCTTTTGTGACTTCTCATCACTTGCCTTCAACCTTTCAAGGTTTGCTCTCATGGCATCAGCAATTTTACCTTCACCCATAAAACTTTTTAAAGACTTCTTCTCTTCATACTGAGGATGTCCTTTGATCTTGTCATATCCACCATGCTTTTTAGCAAGAGCAGCCTTCTTCTTTGCATAATCAGGTGACTTTGTATTGTCATACTTAGCCTTTGCTTCTGTTACTGGATCGCAATCACAGTCATCGTCACATTTTGCATGGGATTCATGTGTATCACAACCACATTCTTTAGATTCTTTTTGAACTTTTATAAGAGGATTCCTATCATTATCAAATTGTGCTTCATTACTTGGAAGTTCATCCCTTTGGAAGTAAACAACTTTACCACCAGGATATACTTTTATAATCTCATCTTGAACATCATTTCTTGTTGGCATCTTTGCCTGTGGGAAAAACATCCTAATGTTATACATCTTACCCCGCCATTGCACACCAACTTGAACGATGTGACCGAATTCTGATGGGAGCCTTACTGCTTCATCAACTGTCATTTGGAGTTCCTCCTTCTTAGTTTTCTTCTCAGGTAAACCTTTATGCTTTGTAGATGCAAAATCTTTTACATCTTTAGTCTTCATACCACAAGCAGCTTTTGCAACCTCTGGTGTAGAAGCATTACCAGTTCTTTTCGCATTAAGAACTGCACCCATAAACCTTTGCTGTTTTTTAGAGACTGCTTCTTCATTAGTCTCTCTTGAAGCTGCTCGAACAGCTCGTCTAACATCATGTGCTACATCTGCTTTTACCTTAGCAGAGATTTCATTTTTAAGTCTGTCACGTTTTATTGCTCTCTTATGAGCTTTTTGATGATCTGCTGCTTTAGACTTATTTGCTTGAGTAAATGATGCAAGTTTTTCTTTACGCTTCTGGATTCCTTCCTTCCGCTTATCATCAAGATTTTCATTAACATCTACATTACCTTTGGTATTTGTAGGTGCATGAACACTTCGATGCCTTTGATCTCTTGCCTTTTTAGTTGCTTTAAGTTCCTTATCCTTTTGAGCATAAGTATCTTCTTCATTAACCCATTGATCTGATACCTTCATTTTAGGCATAACATCTTCAGGTCTAATGAGATCAATAATCTCAGCAAACTTTTCACCAGTGCATGTGCGAAGAACTACGTTCTCACCCATTCCACCACCATCACCACCGTTACCACCATTGCCACCATTACCGTTACCATTCTTACTCTCACCTTCATCCCCATCATCTTCGTCTTGAACTAGACGACCTCTACCACCTATGTGATATCCAGAGGGAATCTTTTTACATTTTTTATCAGTGTAACAATAATAATAACCCTTTTTACAGGATTTGTGCATGTGGTCTTCAAAAACGTCGTTATTAATCTCAGTAACAATTAAATCAACAATCTTTAATCCTTCAATCTGTGGATTGGGAGGAAGTTCGATTTTAGATTTTAATTTACGTTTTGCCACATCTCTCTCATTAGGATTTGACGATTTAGTCATATTCCTAATCTTAGCCTGTTTAGAGGCAGTCTTATGAGATTTTTTATCAATGGCAAAACTAGGCATTTTCAAACGCAGTTTTTTTCTATTTATCTTTTTCTTCCGCTTTGTTCTTTTTAAGTAACTTGGATAATTCTGCTGTTGAACCAAAGAACATAGCATTGGTAACGTTAGTTGGACCTTTTGGATTATCCTCCTCAACTTCTTTAATCTTCTTCTGAAGATCCATTAACTTATCTGTTGTATCAGAAACAGATTTAATAAGTTGACCAACAACCTCAAATGCTCTTGCATTTCCTTGATCAACTGCTATTTCTAAAGCACTATCTAATGCTTCTTGTCCTTTCTCAATAATAGAATATAATTGCCCTCTTGTATAATCATAATCCTTCTCTATATCAACATCTTTATTCTTAGATGTCTGTACTGGTTTCTTAGATTCTGGTTTTACAACTTCGGTCTCAACAACTTCTTCTATATCAAAAGTGTCATTTAGATCTTTAAATTTGTCAGTCATAGTCTTACCCATTCTCTTTCTTGATATATTCCACCCCAGTTTGCAGTAGGTTCTGGCATTGGAAAACTTACCGATAATCTAGAAGTAGTTGAAGTTGCCAGGTGCGGATAATGAGCAGGAATTTGAACTGCATCACCTGGTTCCATAATACTATCTATAATAGGTTCAGTATCCATCTCCATATTTTCATTGTATTGATTAGGGTCTACCTTATCCCAAATCTTCCAATGAGTCTTACCTTCACACTGAACTATAATATTATCATTATCATCAAAATGAATACCAAAAGGATGCTTTTGATCTATATCAATACAACTGTAAATATGTGCATCAACTGCAGATTTAAATTCTT